TTCCGCCGCTGCTTGCAGGTCAAATTTTGCTAAATCCATAAGTCACGCCCCGAATGTGTGTTTTATTAAGCTGCTACGTTTACTGGTGCATTCGTCAGCTCTAGTACAATGCTGTCTGACTTGATGCTGTCCACGCCGCCAGCGTTTATTTGATAGCTCATTACCAGACCAGTGAAATAGTCGATTTCGCCGTCCGGGTAAGTGATTGCAACTGAGACTTCTGTATCAGTAGTCGCAGCAGCCTTCGCCGCAACTTGACCAGTATCCGCAGCGTCAGCAGCGAATGAGAGAGTCAGAGTTCCGTCGTTTACTGAGCCTTTACGCTTAACCACGCGACGCTCACCGAGAGGCGAGTGAGTGATTAAGTTGTAAACTGAGCCGAATGCTGGAATCTCTGTGATCTCGCCAACTGTAGCGAAACTGAGAGCTGCGAATCCTGCTTCGTCGTATGTGGCGGGAGTTCCTGAGACGATGCCCAGCGTAGTGCCCGCAGATGTTTGAATTGCCATGTTAATTGCCTCTTATTTGCTTGCTGCTCTGAGATTCTTCACGAACAAGCGGTTAAAATTCTGCATATTCTTCCGAACCATCCCGCCGGGAGCTTGCTTAGACCAGCCATACTCCAGACGTTCAATATACGGAAGGTTATTTGTCAGATAGTAGAGATCGCCCACTGCCACGCTTACTGTTTGGTCGACGTCTGCGATTGCTCTGGCTTCGCCCGATCTCACACTATCTACGGAAACTTCCCCAGTCGCCCCGCGACCGACGGATGCTTGCCAATTACCACGGGCACGCCCGGTATCTGCCGGAGTGTCCTTAATTATTGCCGTGCTTACTTCGAAAAGAGTCGCTCGGATGCCCTGATTCAGAGTCCGGTCGATCTTTTCTTCGATCTTCTTCCAGTCAGATTCCCAGCTCATACAAGCGCTCTCCAACTGATTGTCACCGGGATCTGATACCAGCCGTCTTCGGTGATAGCAGATGCCAGCCGCGTTCCAGTTATTTTAACCGTTACGCCGTTATATGTGTACTCTGCGCCACGCGGAAAGTGCAGCGAGATCAGTCTGGCTTGCTCTTGAGCGTCGAATCGGCGGTCGCCGCGACCATCCATGACGCTGACTTGATAGAGTCCTTCATAATCGTCTGCGCTAGTGTGAGCCACTCCGACCGCATCTTTGATATTCGGAAGGAATGATTCGCGTAGATAGAGCGTGCCTTCGACGGGAGTATATTCTGCATTCTCCCAAGCGATTGGCGGCACTCCGGCAGTCTGTAGTTCAGCCAGACGAACCGAGAGAGCTGTGTTGATGTCCTTCTCTGCTGCGCTCATATTCTAATCTGACAGATATACATGACATTAGTCCCTGCCGGGTTAATTGGCATCACTTGCATTACTCGCCAAGTCTTGCCATTTACGCCGACTTTCCAGTTCGCTTTAGGCTCCGTCGCCACATTACTGGCGAGCAGCTTTAGATCAGACGCCAGAACGCTCTGTCCGTCGATCTCAGCGTTCTTATAGTTTGACGCGACTCCATATCCACTGACGGTAGATTGGGTCGCTGGCGTCGTTACAGTGCCAGTCGCCGGATCAATGACTTCGCCTGTTTCGTAGCTGAACGTAATTGCCTGACCGTTGTCCCGGAGCAATCGCGTCGCAGTCGCTTCGAGAGCTGTGTAATTAACGCCCATATCAGCCCCTAATGGTTCGGATATTGTTGCCACCAGTGCTTGATGTCACCAGCTTGCGCATTGCGTTGCCGATGCTTCGAATAACTGTAGAGATCGAAGCGTTGTCCATATACTCGACTTCGAGTACGTCGACTTTCTCGCGCTTCACTGCTCGATCTACTGTAGAGAGCGGATCATTTCCCGCCATGATAGAGATGGCGATCGTGATCTGCGCATCTTTGACCAATTTTGGAATTTGGTCTGAATCCGTGAGATAGCCGTCGATCCATAGATCCGAACGCGGATACTGGAGCGGCTGTGTCTCGATGTACTTAATGCCACGGAACGGCTGTTGCTCGAAATAGTCCATCGCCAAGATAAGCAATTCCGACTCGTCACCGTAAGTGCCAGAGATCGTGATGTTGCGATCTGAGCAATACTGAGTGAACTCAGCGACCGTGACGTAGCTGTTCGCGTTTGGGACGATTGAGCCGTCTTCGACGATGATAGTAGCCATTTAGCTCTCCGCTTTGAGCTTGCGAGTCTTCTTCGGCGCTGCCTTCGGCTTTGCCGCTGGCTTTTCACCGAATAGCTTCATAGTCTTTGGATCAAAATCGGACTCGTTGATGATAACTGCTTCACCATCCCGGTCGATCTTAACTGTTGGTAGTGCTTCCATAGTCCTCTCCGAGAATGATGCGGAGCGCCCGAAGACGCCCCGCGATCACTTTTAGCCGAGCAGAACTGCCATATGCTCTGGCTTGATAGCTGCGACGCCCCAAGCGAGTGCCACTTCAAAGTGAACCTGACGGTACTCTTTGTACATTGACACTTCGAAAGTGATGCCTGAACGCGGATCAGTCATGAGCATAACGTCTTCAGCGAGATCGCCTTCAACTGGACGAGCCGGAGCGCGTGTTACGAGAACGATCGCGTCGCGGTTGAACGCCATGTTCGCAGCGTAACCATTGCCGACTGTTACTGCTACGCCATCAGCGAGAGCGGCTTTCAGACCGGGAGCTGCGATAGTAACAGTGCCAGCAGCGAGAGCTGAAGTCACGACGTACTTGTTCGCGTCACCAGCGAAAGTGATAACGTCGCCAGCCAAGATTGTGCCTGAACCACCATCGATGTCGATAGCAGTGTCGCCAACTGCGAAAGTGCCGTTGGTGACGTAGCTTGCGCCAGTGCCTTTAGTGTGGTCATTGATCTGTGCAGACTCGCGGATGTCCATGCCAGCAGTTGAAAGCATAACGCCCTGACGGATCAGAGAGTCGTTGCCCTGAACGTCGACGCGGCTTTGCAGACCGAGCATAGAAGCGCCAGCAGCAGAGTTCACGACAAGCTGGTTGCCAGTCAAAGGAGCACCATTGTCCTTCAGCAGCTTGAGTGCGAAAGAAGCGTCGCTGAAATCGCCAGCAGTGCCGAATGGAGTAGTGCCGGGAGTTCCGTATGCGTTAGACGCTTGAGCGTAAAGCGCAGCGAGATCGGCTTCAACTTCGTTTGTCAGAGTGCGCATCGCCTGGGCGAATTGGTTCTGGAGGATGCTGTTGTAGCCGGGGCCAGTGTTCAGACCGCGCTGCTCTTCACCGTTGTAACGGATAGCCACGCCGCGAGACTTAGAGATGCTCAGAGTCTTGTTAGTGATTATCTGGTCGCCAGTATCGGGAGCCTTTTGCGCTGGAGTGATGTCAGCAGCCGCAGAGCTTGGAGCAACTGCGCTGCGGATTGTTTGGCCTTTGGCAGCACGCTCTGCGTTCGCATCGAGTGTTACCGCTGGGATCATGCCGACCAGTTCACGCGAAACGGTATCAAGCGCTTCGTATAGATCTGGAGTGAGATTGGTTAAAGTGTTAGCCATGATTTATTACCTATTAGTCAGAGATGATGCCGCCGTCTTTTACGAACTGCATCTTTTTGGATGCCGCCAATTTATCAAAGTCGGCTCGATTAAGTGATTTAGTAGCCCCGCTACTTGCAGAACTCGTCGCACCACCCCCGGTAGCCGATGAGCCGTCAACCAAAAACGGAAATTCTTTGGCTAGATGATCCATTAGTGCGGACGAGTCTACTTCCATCCCGCCCACTAAGAATTGAACCTTCTCGCCGTCGTGCCGAGCATACCGGGAAGCATAATCGGCTAATACCTCCGCACGTTTGGCGTCTGACTTCGCAAGTTGCGAGCCTATGCTGCGTGCAGCGATATTGATGTCCTTCTGTTGTATCTTTGTCGTGAACTCTTGCAGCTCTTTGTCTTTCTCGGCAAGTTTAGCCTGAGCCTGTTCCCAGAGATTCTTGAACTCGCCCTTTTCCTGAGCGGTCTCCATCTCCTGCTGCTGTTTCTGCGACTCTAATTCTTTCGCACGTCGCTTCGCTTCTTTCGCTTCGTCCATTAACTGCTGGACTTTGCTTTTGAGTCCGCTGGTATCCTCCGGCTGGGGAATGCCTTCGACTCTCAAGATATATCGATCACCGTCCTGTTCATATAGAGATTGAACTGATTCGTCGAGATCGGCGAGATCGTCGACTGCGTATTGTAAGCCCATACTGTACCCCGTACATTTTTATGCTGCCCCGCAGCGTTGCGTGAATTATAGCACTATTCGCTAAAAGTGAACATATTTGCCAAATTTTAGCGAATTTCACTATTCTGTGATGCTGTAGTCTTCTTTTAGTATCTTCAGAACGCCCTTTTCTAGTTCCGGGAACTCTTTGGCGACTTCGAGAGCGTCATCCAGCGAATAGTAAACGTCTGAGATAGTCTCGTCCGGGTCTATTAGATCAAGATCCAAAATCTTTGAATTGCTTTGCGTATTCGGCATTCATCAAGTCCCCTACTTGTTTCGCCAATGGTCTCGGCGTTGGATTGTTAATATATTCGGCCCAGCTCTCAGCGATGAACTCGGCGATATTCTTGTTTGCGTAGCGGCTCAGAACTTCGCCCATATTCTCCCTATTTTCCCTAAACAACTTCTGTAGCTCCGGGTTCTTGCTTAATTTGAGCATATAGTCGATCTGGTGACCGATCTCGTGATCCATTACTGATCGAAGAGTAGCGGTTCCCTCCGGATGCCATTTACTTTCGACGTCTCTCGCTAGAGCTGCTTTGAATTTATCGACTGACGCCTTTTTGCCCCATGCTTCGTTATAAGCGATTCCGTCCACGTCTTTGAAGAAATCAGCATTTATTCCGCGATTTTTATCTCTAGCGAATGCGTAAGTCTTCCCAGATGTTTTTGTTTTCTTTGCGTATTTTTTGGCGATTGCATATTTCTGCTCTGCGCTTTTGTCTGGATACTTTGACATCACTTGGAAAAGCGTATATTGAAAATTGCCTTCATTCCAGAGTCGTCCGTTCTCTTGCGCTGATCCGATGAAACTCATTCGCCCCTTTAGAGCTGGCATTCGCTCGATGTTCTCTAGCATTGATTGGTTCATCTCATTAGCGATAGAGACGTCCAGCTTGCCGAACTTAGCAACTCTCGCCAGATCATTATCGATAGCGAACTTCTCGGCTTCTTTGATTGTCTTAGCTGGAACGAACTTCTTCGCCTGACCGGGTATCTTGCCAGTGCCCGGCGTCGGCTTCGGAACCACCTTCGGCGTCTTGCGCACATTGGTCGCACCGTCTAGCACTTGGAGCTGCTTCAGAGAGATCGGATTGCCGTTCGCGTCCACGAAATCATCCAGACTCAGC